GCAGCTCGACAAGTGGGACGCGCCGGAGATCGTGTGGCGGTGGCTGGAGACGGGGGACGAGTCCATCCGTGCCGCCGCGAGTGCCGCCGCGTGGGCCGCCGCGAGTGCCGCCGCGAGGGCCGCCGCGAGTGCCGCCGCGAGGGACGCCGCGTGGGACGCCGCGTGGGACGCCGCGTGGGCCGCCGCGAGTGCCGCCGCGAGGGCCGCCGCGAGTGCCGCCGCGAGGGCCGCCGCGAGTGCCGCCTACAACCTGGAGTTGGAGAAGCTGCTGCTGGCAGAGATGGGGCTCAAGCGATGACGCGCGCCCTGCCGTCCGTGCTGGCTGAGATGGGCGCGTGTCGCGAGGCTGTCGCCTGGGTTGGCACGCGCACGCTCACCGAGGCGTGGGCGCAGTGCGAACGAGCCGACTGGATGCTCTGGCTAGCCGCGAAGGTGCTGGACCGGAAGCTCCTGGTTCTGGCGGCGTGTGCGTGTGCGAGGACGGCGCTCGTCCATGTACCCCCGGGCGAGGACCGACCATTGCGCGCGATCGAAACAGCCGAGCGGTGGGCGCGTGGGGAAGCGACTGAGGAGGAGGTCGGGGTTGCCGTAGACGACGCCTACGCCGCCTACGCCGCCGCCGCCGCCGCCTACGCCGCCGCCCACGCCGCCGACGCCGCCTACGCCGCCGCCTACGCCACCGCCTACGCCACCGACGCCGTCCACGCCGCCGCCCACGCCGCCTACGCCGCCTACGCCGCCGCCCACGCCGCCTACGCCGCCGCCGCCGCCCACGCCGCCGACGCCGCCTACGCCGCCTACGCCGCCTACGCCGCCGCCCACGCCGCCTACGCCGCCGCCTACGCCGCTACTCGTGCGGCATCGCTACGCAGTCAGGCCGACTTGGTGCGCCGCGAGATCCCGGTAGAGGTGATCGTCGCGGCAATGGAGGCGAAATGACCCGCGACTTGCCGTTGCTCATCCTGACGAGCGACCTCGTGGACATCATCGTCATCATCAGTTTCCTGATCCTCTGCTACATCCTCATGGCTGCGATCTAAGGGAGGTTCCACGTGAAAAAGTGGTTCACGCGCGCCGGGCTGTTGCTTTTGCTGGTTTCGCTGGGCTGGTACTCGAAGACGAAATACTGCCAAGAGTTCCCCAACGAGCCGATCTGCGTCGCGCCGACTCCGGAGCCATCGCCTACGGCAACACCTACCCCCGTGCCGACTCCGACCGCGACTCCTGAGCCGACACCGAGCCCCTCGCCGGAACCGACGCCGGAACCGACGCCCACTCCTGGCCTGACCCCGTGCCCCAAGACGCCATCCGAGGGCGCCTACGTCTACCTCAACAACAAGCGGTACGGGAACGGGATCGACTCGACGGTGAGGATTTACGGCGATCAGGAGATGTGCATGTTGATCCACGGGGTAGCGGTCAACGACTGCCACTTCGAGGGGATGCAAGGCGACCGCGCGGCCTGCGAGATGTGGCTTGTCAAGAGGCAGACGGGCGCCTCCGGTGGCTGTCCCGTGTGGCAGTACAGCGAGGATGCACGGAGCGGTTTCGAGTGCCATCAGGCACCCAGCGATCCAGCCAGTTGCGATCACTACGGCGATCCGGTCTATCGAGACGACCCGCAGACGCATGACGTGTTCGAGGGGCGCCCGGCAGAGTGCGGCCTTCAGCGCGACGCGGCTGGAGATCCGATGGCGGGTTTTTTCGTGATTCTGCACGGGCGAGTGTACGGGCGCGCGTGTCTCCCGGATTACAGTGGCTGCGGTCCATGGGTTCCAGGCAAGGATCTTCAGTGAGAGCCTGCAGGCGCGGTCACAACTTCGATGAAACGGTTGAACGGATATGCCTTGAATGCCGTCGCATCAAGGCCAGATCCCCGGAGGGTCGAGCGAAAGCACGTAAGTACGAGAATGAGCACGCGGACAAGAGGCTCTCGTACAAGCGGAAATACTACACGGCCAATCCATCACAAACGCTTGAGCGGAATAGGCGCTGGCGCGATGCAAATATCGACTCTGCGCGCAAGGCACAGCGAGAAGCCTACAGGGCGAACCCCGAGAAAACCCGCGAGGCCGCCCGTGAATACTATCGCGCCAACACGATCAAGGCACGAGAGAAAGTTCGCGAGTGGCGGAAAGCCCACCCACTGAAGAAGCGCCAGTACGAGGCTTCCCGAAAGGCTCGGAGCCGATGTAATCCAATCGAGAGGTTCTCAGAAAGCGATTGGATGCAAGTCGTAGAGTTCTACGGCGGCTGCTGTGCCTATTGCGGAATTACGAAGTGGGAACAGATGGATCACGTTGTCCCCCTGGCATCGGGTGGTAGGCACGCGCTAACCAACCTCGTACCGGCATGCGCTCACTGCAATCAAAAGAAGCACACGGCAACATGGGAGCCTCGCATGAGGCATCCACTAATGGAGAGTGCGGCATGAGTGGACCGTGGGTTCTGGGGAAGGACGGGCAATGACATGGCGATGTACATCCCGTCCCTCGCCGACTTCGGAGACGACGCGCTCCCTCTCGATCGTCTCATTCACCGCAACCGACACTCGCACTGCAAAGTCCAGGCGCTCTACGCCGACCCGATGACGGAGCCGCAGCGGTTCCGACTCCTCCAGGCCCACTGCGCCAAGAGGGGACGCCGCCACGAGTTCGTCATCGAGTCCACCGACGGCCTCAAGTGCCTGTGGTGCGGGATCGTGAAGGCGACACCAAGAGAGGAGATCAGAACGTGAAGCTACCGATCGTTTGGATGGATACCGAGACGGGAGGATTGCGCCCCGAGCACGCGGACGTTCGCCTTTCCATCGAAGTCGCCAAGCGGCTGCTTCAGGAGATGAAGCGTTGAGCGCAGAGACGCACCCGATCGACCCGCGGCTCCCGGTGATCGCCCAGATGGCCGCGGTGATCTACGCCGAGAAGGTGATCTACAACAGCAATAAGGAATCGCGGAGGCTCTCTGTGGACGAGGCATTCCTCCTCTACGGAGACATCGCCATTCGGCTCGCGGAGAACGACCGATGAAGGTCATTGAGTGCAAGGACGAGGCCGCTTGGTTGGAGGCTCGCAAGACCCTCCTGACCGCATCCGACGTGGCGTCCATCTTCGGAGCCAACCCATTCAAGTCGGAGCTTGCGCTTTGGGCCGAGAAGACCGGCGCCATCGAGTCCGCCGACCTGAGCGAGTCGGAGCCGGTCCAGTGGGGCAAGGAGTTCCAGGGCGCGATCGGTCGGCGCTTCGCCCAGAAGACCGGCCGTGAAGTCGAAGAGGCCGAACGGTTCAACATCTACGTCCACCCGGACGTGGACTTCCTCGGAGCCACGCTCGACTTCTGGGAGAACGACAAGGCGAAGGGGCGCGGCATCCTCGAAGCGAAGGCCACCGACTTCCAATGGGAAGAGGACGCCCCCGCGCACTACCAGATCCAACTCCAGTGCCAACTCGCGGTGACGCGCATCCCATACGGGACGCTCTGCGCGTTCAACGGGCTCAAGCGCCCCCCTGTCTGGATCGACTACGAGGCGCACCCCGAGTTCATCAAGCGCCTCGTCTCGAAGGCGGAGGCGTTCTGGTGGCGGGTCCAGAACAAGGTGGCGCCCCCCGTCGAGAATGACACGTCCGAGTCCACTAGGCAGGCTCTCGCCGCACTGTACCCGAGGGACACGGGCGTCCAGATCGCTCTGCCTCCCGAGGCGATAGACTGGAGTAAGGAACTCGACCAGTTCAAGGCCCAGGCAAAGGCCATCGAAGACCAGATCCGAGCCAGGGAGAACGCGCTGAAGGCGGCGATCGGTGAGGCGTCCTACGGCGTGCTCGCTGATGGGTCCGGCTGGAGTTGGAAGGAACAGGTTCGTATCGACCCGCCGAGGCCGGAACCGCGAGAGACGCGCTTCCGAGTGCTCAGAAGGGTCCGCGGCAAGTGAACGTCTCAACGGACGCAGTTACCGCTACTGCTGGCCCTGTCAGTTGGAACTCAACAGAACACTTAGGGAGAAGAGAAAGAATGAGCAGCGGACAACTCGTTAAGCAGTCTGACCAGCGCGTCTCGTACCGAGCACTTCTGGAGCAGAACAAGGGTTCCTTCGCACAGGCACTTCCGCAGCACATCGGCGTGGAGCGTTTCATCCGCGTGGCACTTACCGCCGCGGTGCAAAACCCCAACCTCCTCCGCTGCACCAAGGAGAGCATCATGGCGGCGCTGCTCCAGTCGGCGCAGCTTGGCCTCGTTCCAGACGGACTCCTGGGCCAAGCGTTCGTCATCCCCTACGGAGAGAAGGCCACCTTCCAAGTCGGAGCACAGGGACTCTGTGAACTGGCAACACGTACCGGGCGCATCTCTGCGGTGATTCCCGATGTCGTCCACGAGAAGGACATCTTCGAGTTCTGGCGAGACGTGGAACAGGATCACTTCAAGCACATCCCACACTCCGGCGCCGACGATCCCGGCAAGGTTACACATGCGTACTGCATTGTGCGCCGGACGGACAAGACCGCGAAGGTCGAAGTCCTTTCGGTTGGAAAGATCGAACGTGAGCATCGAGCCCACAGCAAGGCTCGCAACTCCGGCCCCTGGCAGACCCACTACGAAGCGATGTGCAAGAAGACGGCGGTGCTCGTCGCGCTCAAGTGGGAGTCGAAGTCGCCCGAGTTGGCCCGTGCCCTGGCGGTCGAGGAGAAGGTGGACATGGGCCTCGACATTCCCCAGGAGCAGGAGGCCATACTCGACGCGGAGACGATCCCGCAGCCCTCCGCCCTCGACAAACTTGCCGGAAATACTCCGGCTGGAAGTCCCATCGACAAGTCAAGCGCCGCGATGCGCTACGACGAGTCATCCAACGTCGCCCCGTGTGCGGGGTGCGCGTGCAACGTGCCGGCCCCTTCGGTCTCGGACGCCGAGGGCCGCGCTTTCCACAACGAGTGCCTTGCGGTCCTGAAGAAGAAGTAGGGCGCGATGGTGGAGGATCTCTTCGCCGTGGAAGTTCTCGCCTACTGGCAGGCCAAGAGCGGGCGCCAAGTTCGGTTGCCGAGCGTTCGAGCGTCGATCTTGGCGCGGATCACGAAGCGTCTGTCGGAGGGATTCACCCCTGCTGACCTGAAGCGGTGCGTGGACTTCGCCACCTTCGACGAGTTCTACACTTCGCGAGGGTACGCGAAGGATCCGACGGTGATCTGGCGAAATCGCGAGAGGGTCGAGTCGATCCTGTCACGGTGCGCGCACGCGGCGTCGAGGCCGCTGCCGCTATGAACTCCATCACCTCCTTCGTCGAGCGTGCGCTTCGGGGCCGCTGCATCATCTGCAACCGGCGGCTACCGAAGGCGAAGATCGCGCTCTACCACGCCTACGCGACGCACTGGGAGATCGGGATGAAGGAGAGCGAGGGCGGGACGGTGGAAGTCTGTGTCTGCGGGGAAAAGTGCCACAAGGCGTATGCTGATGGGAAGGACGCTCAGAAGGGAGAATGACGATGGCAAAGGAAACTCAGGCGCACAAGGCGGAGCGGCTGGCGGAGGCGGCAATCAATCAGGCCGAGGAGAAGCGTGACGAGGCCCGCGAGGACGCTCGGGAGAAGGCCGCGGACGCGAAGCGCGAGGCGGAGAGGGAGCCCGAGGTCGTGACGCCTCCACCGGCGGCGGCACCGAAGCGCGTCTCCGTGATCGAGGACGGGCACACCGTCGTCAAGGACGTGTGACGATCCGACTGATCGTGCCACAGCAGGGCGCCCGGCAGCGTATCCAGACGGCCGAGATGTACGCGCTGGATCGGAAGCTCGCGGTCGCCCGGCTGAAGGAGGAACTCGCGCCGAGGGTGAAGTGGTGGCGGGTGAAGCGGCTGCTGCGAAGGTGGCTCCATCAGTGAGACGAGCCGGCAGGATCGACGAGAACCAGGGCCGCGTGGTGCAGGCACTTCGCAAGATCGGGGCATCGGTGGCGATCACGAGCGGAGCCGGCGCAGGACTTCCCGATCTGCTCTGTGGGTTCCACGGCGAGACGTTTCTGATCGAGTTGAAAAATGGCGACAAGGTTCCCTCCGCGAAGAAGCTCACGCCGGCCGAGCAGCATTTCGTCGCGAACTGGAAGGGGCGCCCGGTGAAGATCGTCGAGTCGCCGGAGGAAGCGGTCAACTATCTGATCGCGAGCGTGACGTGAGCGACAAGGAGCCGGCCAGCGCGAACAACCTCCGGCTCCTCGACGATGCCACGAAGGCGGAACTCCTCGCGCTCTCGAAGGCCCTGCGCGGCGACGTGCAGAAGATGGGCGAGACGATCGCGGAGGAGGTCTTGTTCAAGGAGCGCCTCCTCGCGGCCACCGTGACCAAGCTCATCGAGGCAGCGAGCGACCCGGACATCACGTTGGAGGAGGCGGTCAAGGTGCTGACCGTGGCGAGCAAGCTCCACGGGGATTGGCAGACCGCCGTCGCCCCTATCGCGCGGCGCCTCGGAGAAGACATCCGCCGGATGCGGAAGGAACTGGCTGCGAAGGGGGGTGATCGCTCGCATGGGAAGACGCTACAGTCTGGACCCGCTGGCCGACTTGGTGACGGGATCGGCGGAGCAGGAAGACGAGGATCTACGCGAGCGCCCGGAACTCCGCCTGACGGACCAGAGGCTCGAAGCCCTCGACCTGTGGAGCCGCGACCCGTGGACGTTCCTCACGGGGACCGACCCCGACACGAACGAGCCGATCATCCGCACGATCGACCAGAAGGACAAGCGGAACCCGATTAAGGCGTTCCCGTCGCATCTCTCCTACCTCCACTACTACCTCGAAGTGATGGAGTCGGAGAAGTACATCCAGACGGAGAAGGCTTCGCAGATGATCGTCTCGACGGTCACTCTGTTGAGGAGCCTGTGGAAAGGCTCTTTCACGACCTCGTACAAGGCGCTGCTCTCCAAGCACAAGGAGGAGGAGGCCGCGCTCCTGCTCGACGAGAAGATCCGCCAGGTCTGGATGCTGATGCCGGACTGGCTCCGGGCCGCGCTGCCGCTCACGCTGAAGCCGAAGAACAAGATCACCTGGGGGAAGACGGGCGCTTCGATGCTGGGCCTGCCCGAGAACGCGGCGGCGGCGGATGCCCGCGGGCAGACCTATCACACCGGACTCATCGACGAGGCCGAGTTTCAGGACGCGCTCTCCGACATCCTCACAGCGATGCTGCCCCGCGCCGGGCAAGTCATCTTCTGGTCTACGCCGGCATCTGGGGGCGAGGGCGCCCGGATCTTCCGGTCCTACCTGAAGGACGACCCGATCACGCTCCATCCGCGCCTCGTCGAGATCCGGAAGAAGTACGTCCATCTCAAGGGGATCAGCCTCCGGAGGAACGAGAGCAAGAACGTCACCATCGTCCGGATCGAGCACATCGCGGACCCGGCGAAGAGGTCGCCGGAGTGGGAGCGCGAGGCAGCGAAACCGTACCCGTCGATGGCCGACTTCCGCCGGGAGATGAAGATCGACCGGAGCAGCAACGCGGGGCGACCGTTCTACCCCGGCTTCGCTGAGAACCCGAAGCGGTACGTCAAGGCGATCCCGCATCTGCTCGACTATCCGATCATCAGGGGGTGGGATGCAGGTCGCCGCAATCCGGCATGTTGCTGGATTCAGTATAACCGGAGGCAGCGTCGAGTCTGGGTCATCCGTGAGTTGAGCCCGAACGATGCCGATATGTTCGTGTTCCGCGACCTAGTGAAGTACCTCAGCGGGCAACTCGCCTACGACTCGCTCCTGGCTCACAACACGCCGAGCGGATCGAACCGCGCCTACGAGATCCTCAACGAGTTGAAGCAGGACGCGGACTACCCGGCGCAGCCGTGGTTCACTGGGAAGCATTCGTTCGTGGACTGCGGAGGCCACGAGTTCGTGCGTCCTGGGCCTGGGCTCACAAAGGCCGGAGAGCCACAGGTGGCAGCGGAGATCCTGGCCCTCGGCGACATCTTCATCCAGCCGCCGTATAGCTTCAAGAAGTCGCGCTACGAGATCATCCGCGGCCTGTCGAAGATCCGGAACGATGGGTTGCCTGGGATGTTCATCGACCCGGCGTGCCCCTTCCTGATCCGTGGGTTCACGCAAGGTGGCATCGTCTACGCGAAGGGGACGGACAAGAACCCGGACCCGAACGAGCCGGCGGTGTCGGAGTGGTCGCACATCCACGATGCTCTCGGCTACGCGCTCGTCAATACGGTGGCGCTGGAGCACGCGGACTACTTCGCGCCCGGCCCGGACGGCGAGATTCACTTGGACTTGGGCGGGGACGAGATCGAGATGATGGACTCGTATCTGACGGGAGGGGAGCTATGAGGCCAGCATGGATTGCGGCGGCAGTAGTGGTTCCCATCCTGGCACGGTGGCTGTGGCTGGACCGCCGGCCTCCCCTGTTCATCGACCTTAAGCGCGTGAACGACGAGGACCGCCGGGCGCACCACGTCGCGCTCTACGAGGACGTGGAGTACCGGAACCGGGTGAAGCGGCGGATGACCGAAGGGAAGGACTGCCCGCTGAAGCCGCTGTACGACCGGCCGGCGATTCTCAGGAGGAAGCGCAAGGCCAAGGTCTACACGATGCCGCTGGCGAGGGGGAAGCGATGAGCGAGCCGGATTGGGCAGACCAGAGAGCCCGGCAATGGTTGGACGCGGCGCAACAGGTTGAATGCATCTCCTCGGATGCCTTGGATGCCAGCCTCGCCACCCTACTGCGGGAGGCGGAGCAGGCGGGATGGATTGACGGGCACACGAACGGGTCCGAAGAAATGCTAGCCAAGGTCCGCGGCTCAGTCGAGTCCGTGCGCTCCCGCTACGCCTCCGAGAAAACCGCAGGGTGCGCCGATGCCGTCCTGGCCCTCGACGAAGTGCTCGCGGAGTTGCGGAAGTGAGCGACGTTCTCCAGTTCCCGGTGCAGGGGAAGCCGTGCCGGACGTGCGGATTCGTGATGGATCGGGACGCCAAGAACGACGAGTGCTTCTGCTGTCTCCATCAAGTTCCGCTCCCGCTCGCCGTCCCAGCGAAGTCGGGCGAGCCCTGTCGCGAGTGCGCCGGGACGGGACACGTCTCGGTTCACATCTGCGAAGACGACAGGGAGTGCGCGCGGAAGTGCCCGGAGCAGCAGCAGTGCATCGCTTGTGGAGCCTCTGGGTTGACCCCGTGAACGAGAGGTTCTGGTCCCACATCGCCTATCAGGACGACTCCCCGGATTCCTGCGCGATCTGGTGCGGGAGCGTGGACGCCCTCGGATATGGCCGAGTGAGGGTCCACGGGCGCCTCAGAAGCGCGCACCGCGTCGCCTGGGAGTTGGCCTTCGGCCCGATCCCGGCGAACGCCCAGGTGAGGCAGCGGTGCCGCAGGAGCGACTGCTGCCGGCCGGAGCATCTCTACCTGTTCCCGGTGGTCCGGCTGACCCCGGAGGCGGTGCTCGCCATCCAGACATCCCCTCTGGGGTGCCGGAGGCTCGCTACGCTATGGTCGGTGTCGTGGAGGCACGCGGCCCGGCTAAGGGCTTCTCACTCAAGGGCTTCTGCCGCAGTGGTATAGCGTCAGCGCCTTACTCTGATGATGGGCGCTATCTGTCGATACCCGTGCGCCCGAGGGTAGGATGGGAGACTCCGAGCCTGGGTCCACCGCGGAAGACCTCATCATCGCCGAGGAGGGCTTCGTTCCCCACGCCTACGAGGACTCCGAGGGCTATCTAACGATCGGCTTCCGATGACTGAAACCGGCGTGTCGATGATTCGGCTCTTCGAGGCGTGCCGACTGCGCCGGTATGCTGATGCTGGCGGCGTGGCGACAATCGGCTGGGGCCACGCGATCAAGCCCGGCGAAGGGATCGGCGTCACGATCACGCAGCGTCAGGCTGACGCGCTTCTCGTCGCGGACATCGCCGAGCGCGAGGCCGGGATGCAGGCTCTCGTGACGGTGGACCTGACCGACCCCGAGGCAGACGCGCTTGGGAGCTTCGCGTTCAACGTGGGGGTGGGAGCGTTCTCGCGCTCCACGCTGTTGAAGCGCGTCAACTCGGGCGCGACCCAGGACGCCGCGGACCAGTTCCTTCGGTGGGTATTCGCTGCGAAGGTTCGCCAGCGCGGGCTCGTTCGCAGGCGCAACGCCGAAGCGGCGCGGTACCTCGGCGCGTCCCTGCTCCTGGTCACGGCAATCTACGACGGTGCCGCGTGAGACTAGGGCAGATGGAGACGGGCGTCTTCGAGCGGGAGGACTGATCGGATGCCTGTAGCGGTTCTTGGCTCCACGGACGACAAGGCCCACAAGGATCTCCTCGCAAAGCTCATCGAACAGTTCGAGTTCTACGCCAAGCAGCTCGATCCCATCAAGCACTCGATGAGTCGCTACACGCGGCTCTACCTCGGAGAGCGCAAGGATCCCAGGCGCGAGAACGAGAAGTGGCGATCAAACACTTGGCTCGGCGACCCCTTCCAGCAGACCGAGACGGAGGTAGCCGTCTGGATCTCGATCCTCAACTCGCAGACGCCGACAGTCACGGCCGAGGGTGTCGGCTCCGAGGATGAGTGGAAGGCGCGCGGCTTCACGAACGCCGTGGACTACATCCAGCGCGGGAATAGCTGGACGTATGGGCAGGAGCAGGCGCTTCGCAAGGTGTCCTACCAGGGCTGGACCGTCATCGAGCCCCGCTGGCGGGAACTTTCGTTCAAGGCGGTGCAGCCTCCGACCAAGGACGAGAAGGTCAAGTACGACATCGCCGTGAACGAGGTGATGAAGCAGGGCGCCCCTCCGCCACCGGACGCCGTGAACATGCCGGATCAGTTCGCGCTCTGGACGCAGCAGTTCGGCATCCAGCCGCCGCAGTACGGCCCTCGCGAGGTCGTCCAGTACCGGGGACCGTGGTGGGCGCGGAACTCGGATTACGACTACTACTTCGACCCCTTCCTTGAGGACTGGACGGAGCAGGAGGTCTTCATCAAGCGCGTCCTGAAGCCGTGGGCGTGGCTTGAGAAGAACGCGGGACCGGAGGAGGGCAAGCGGTACGATCCCGAGAACCTCGCGAAGTGCAAGGGAGGGACGGGCGGAGGCGACCAGCAGCGGCTCTCACAGTGGGAGCGCGAGATCGCCGCCCGCCAAGGGCTGACGTTCCAAGAGAACGACCCCATCTTCAAGAACGGGGCGGAGGTGCTGGAGTTCTGGCGCGTCAAGGAAGACCTCCCCTTCTGCACCGTCGTCAACCGTACCGCGATCGTCAACAAGCGGCCCGACGTTCACCCGTATTGGCACGGGCAGCTCCCCTTCGTGCCGATCCGGAACATCCCTCTCGCCGGCCGCGCCTTGGGCATGTCGAGTTACTCCCAGATGGAGAAGCTGTTCGGGGACCGCGTGAAGTTCCGCGACCTCCTCTTCGACATGATGCTGATCTCGGTGATGCCGATCCTGCTGAAGAAGCGCGGGATGGGGCTGGCCGACATGCAGAAGCAGTGGCAACCGGGGATGGTGCTGGACGTGAACGAGCCCGGCGGCATCCAGCGTGCGATCGACCCTCCGAGCGGTTTCGCGGAGCTGGTGCAAGTCACGCAGATGATCCTTCAGGATCAGAACCTCATCCTCTCGACGGGTGAAAACGTGAGAGGCCAGCAGGCCCAGGTGGGGCGCGTCTCCGCGACGGAAGCCCAGGCGCGACTCACTCAGGCCCTTGTCAGGCACACGCAGAGGACGGTGCGGCTTGAGGAGGAGTTCAACCCGATCATCCCGCAGAGCCTCGCCCTCATCGGCCAGAAGTGGCCCTCCGACGACCAGAGCCTCGCGCAACTCCGAGCCAAGATGGTCGGGGCGAACGAGGCGGATCCGTGGGCCGACAAGGAAGTGACGAAGGAACTGTTCGTGGAAGCCCTCACGATGGACATCAAGTTCACGGGGGCGTCACGGACGCGGGATCTCCAACTCGCCGCCCAGCAGATCAAGGACTTCACGCAGTTCGGGGCTTCGATCCAAGTCGCTCCTGGGGTGCCGGCGCTGTCTGGGGTCGAGATCCGGAACCTCCTCCGCCGCATGTACCGGACGCTGGGGCAGAAGGGCGTCGAGGAGGCCCTGACGACCGAGGGCGATCAGGCCGTGGCGCAGGCGACGCAACTGGCGCTGTCCAACTCGATGGCTCAGGCACAACTCCAGGCGCTCCAGTTCCAGCAGGGGATCCAGCAGCTTCAGAACCCGCAGCCGCCGCCGCAGGAGCCCGGCCCGGAGGCCACTATCCAGTACCGTGACACGCCCCCGGACGTGAAGCGGCAGTTGGAGCAGCGCGTCGGCCTCCAGCCGTCGCAGATGGGCGATCTGGAGGTGGCCGCACAGGTGCAGAAGGCACAGCCGCGGCCGATGCCGCAAGGGGGACCGCCCCGTGGATGACTTCGAGAGGCGTGTCGATGCGCGGGCGCTGGAGGAAATCCGCACCAGCATGGGCTTCATGGCCCTGGAAAGGATCCTTCGGCGGATGCGCGAGGACGCGATTGAGACGCTGGCGTCGAACCCGACGGCATCGCGGAAGGAGACGAAGGGTAAGCTCCTGATCCTCGATCAGATCGTTGCGTCGGTGGACGAGGAGATCGCCTACGTCCGCGGCCTTGCCGAAGCCGAGCAGGAGACGCTCCGGATCTCGCGGGGAGTCGCCGTCGAGGGCGGGGGTACGGGAGACTTGACGTGAGCAACGACAGGCCGACGATTCCGGTGGGAGACGTGATCCGCAGCTTCAACGTACCGGGCTGGCTGCGCTGGCTCCTGAATCTGTTCAAGGGTACTCGAATCCCGGCGGGTCCGGTGGACATACTGCTCACGAAGGGTGGCGCGACTCCTCCGGGCACTGGGCTCGATCAGCCGCATCGGCCTGGACCGCCGAGGGTGGGCCTGCGGTGACTGACACGCGCGAGGGATCGGAGGCGGCTTGAGTGAGCGTGAAGGACTGGCCCTGGCTCGCGTGGCTCGGTCTGTTCCTGCTGGTCGAAGTGCCCGCAGCGATTCGCAAGCGCGGGGGAACACTGAGCGAGTGGACCTGGCGGGTGTTCGCGCTTCGTCCACCGGAGCGGACGTGGGGACCGGCGCGACGGGTCACGTTCGTCGTGTTCTGGATCGTGACCGGCGCTCACTTCGTCGTGCAAATCGAATGGGGGTGGGTGGTCGGTGCCGCCGTTCCGTTCGTGGCGGTGATCGTCTACTCGGTCGGTTGGGAGCACGGCATGACCCGTGAACAGTGGGACGCGGAGTGGAAAGCCTGCTTCGAGCGACTGCGCGCGAAGGGGAGCGACATCCTCGTAGCGCAGAAAATCGCCGTGAACATCACGACGGCCCGCTACGGCCCGCGCCCTGCCGGTCTGTCCCTTCGGCTTCGTCTCGCGCTTGGATTTATCACGTCGAAACTGGCCGGGCTTCGCTCGGTGGAGGTTAGTCCGATGTTTCAGAGAATCATCGTGGCTGTGACGTATGGGATCGGCGCCGCGAGCCCGGTCCTTGCTGCGGCCTTCCAAGACAGCACCATCACGGGAGCGGAGTGGAGCGGGATCGCCACCGCGTTTTTCATCGCATTCTGGGGGACGTTCAAGTCCAACACGACGATCATCTCTCCGAACCGCACGGTCTGGACTGCGGAGGAGCGAGTGATTGAGACGGCGAAGATGGACGCGGGCGTGCTGGTCGAGGATGCGAAGATCGTTGCCGCCGAGAAGATCGTCGACGCCAAGGCCGCGGCGCAGAAGCGGTAGGACTAGGTGATCTTCACATTGGCTATTGACTCCTTTATCGCGGCGAATCCCGAGGTCGCCAAATGGATAATTGGGAGCCTATTAGCGGTTCTCGGGACTACCGTGGCAATCATCTGGGAAGTGGTCTACCACCGTCTCGGTGGGCTGTCGAAGAAGATCGACGAGGCTATTGAGCAGGCCCGCGAGGATGCGGTTGCGAACGCCGAGGCGCACGGAGAGATCATGGCCGAGGTTGCATTGGTCAAGGGGCAGAGCAAGTCCATTTCGGAGCGAATACCAAACGGCGAGATACAGCAGATCCTCACGCTCTTGAGGAAGATTTCTCAATGACTTCAAAGCGCGTCATTGCTGGCACGGCGGCGCTCGGTGGAGTTGCTGCGGTTGCCTCCGTCCATCTCAGGCTGCTGAGCCCTGAGCAAATCGGTGTCGCGGCGGCGATGATCGCCGGGGGTATCACGGTGCTCACTTCCGCAGTTGCCGCAATGAAGTCCGTCTCCACCGACAAGAAGGTGGACAACATCAGCGTCTTGGTGGACGGGCGTTACGGTGAGGTGCTCAGGGAGCTCGCAGATGTGCGAGGCATCCTGGCCCAGCGGTCAGGCTCGGAGAAGGACATAGAACGGGCAGTTTCGGCGCGCGCGGAGTCGGACGCACAGGTTGCGAGGGTGACAGCAGTGGAAGCGAAGAAGTAGGGAAGGGTCGAGTGATGGAACGCGCTAGACAGCGCCACAAGGAGGAACCATGAAGAAGCTCATCCTCGGGGCGCTGGCACTGTCCGCGCTCCTTCCTGTCGTTTCGGCGAACGCTCAGGAGATCCGCAAGACGGCGACGCTCGCCTACGCCTGGGACATGGACGGCGAGGCGGCCGACGACAATCAAGTCGTCGAAGCGGCCGGCGGAGTCATAGTGGACAACGGGACTTCGGTCGCCGCCGCCAACTACACGATCACCGCCCAGCCCGATACCTGTCGCCTCCTCAACCTGACGATCTCCGACACGAACATGGGGGTCGGGGCCGGGACGATCACGGTGAACGGGATCGGCTGTCTCGGTGGGACGAAGACGTGCACATGGTCGGCGTGGACCGCCGCTGACGACGACGGCGTGAAGACGCTGACGTGCACGGACGGGATGGACGCCTACATGAAGGAGGTCACGAGCATCACGACCGGCGTGATGACCGGGGAGTCCGACGAGTATTTCCTCCTCGGCTATGCGGGCGTGAACTCGGTGAACGGGTGGCCGATGTACGGGCGGCTGACGCAACTCGGCCCGCTCGGAGAACAGGGGGTCGATCCCTTCGGCTCGTACCCGATCAACCTCCCGATCACGACCTCGGCGGCGTCCTCGACGACGGTGACGAGTGTCGGGTCGGCCGGCTCGTTCCAGAACGTAGCAGTAGGCGACCTTCTCCTGATCCCACTCGGCGGCAAGACCTACGAGCGCAAGGTGACGGCCAGGGCCTCCGCGAACTCGATCACCGTAAATCAGGCGATGAACATCCCGACGGCAGGCGTCACCTTCGCCTACAAGAAGTTCTGGTTCTCGACGAACCCGGCGCAGGAGATGTTCATCCCCGTCTCCGGCTTCGACACCCTCCTCGTGAACTGGTCGGTGGATGCGAACGCGGATACCGGGGGAGTCGTGACGCTCCTCCAGTGCACCGACTCGAAGCAGCCTAACTTCCCGACGACCCCGTGGGTGCAGATGAGTACGTTCACCACCGCCACCGGAGTCGCGCAGGCCCCGATGACGGAGAGCGTCGATCTGACACAGCTCCCGTACCAGTTCTGCCGGATGGGCTTCCGATTCGGAACCGGGGACGATATTGATGGAGCTGACGAAAGTCTGAACGCCAGCATTGTCCTCTATAGGAAATGAAGACCTGCATCACCTGTCGGCAACCGAAACCGCTGGAGGAATTCTTCCGTCGCACTGCCAGCAGGGACAGCCATGCGCCGCTTTGTAAGGCGTGCCACGGAGAGTACAAGCGCAAGTGGAATTCGGAGAACCGTGGCAGAGTCAGATCGAAACATCTCGTGCGGTCACGGTTGTACGTGATGAGGAATCCGGATACGCGGAGGGAGACAATGCGAGCCTACCGCGTAGCCAATCGCGAGAAGGTGAGGGCGTACAACGATGACTACGCCGCCAAGAATCCGCTGGTTCGCATCCAGATCAAACAGCGATACTGGGCGCGGCGCAAGGCATTGCCGTGTGAGCGAATCGATGTTGCCATGTTTGAGGCGAAACTTGCCGACTACGGCTTCCTCTGTGCCTATTGCCAAGATCGTCCGTATGAGCACTGGGATCACGTCGTGCCCATTTCCAAGGGTGGTCCGCACGCGCTGAGCAATCTCGTTCCGTCGTGCGCTCACTGTAATCACACCAAGTGGGCACATCTCTGGCCGGCTCCTGCGCCGCCAGTGATGATTGCGTCGCCCTCTTAGTAGGAGATCCAGATGAAGAAGCTACTGCTCGCTGTCGTGTTCCTGCTCTCCGCCGCGTCGGGATGGGCGCAGCAGAGCGAGTGTCCTCCTCTCTGCTACTACCCTCCTGAGCATCTCAGCCTCACGGGCGGGACGCTGACGGGTAACGTCGAGTTGCGCGACCCGAGCCAGCTCGCTGGTGAGTCCCTGACGAATCCGAACCTGACGGGTGGAGCGAGCTGGACGCAGACCGCGGACTTCGCTCTGGCCGCCAATGCCGCGACGTACACGCACGCCACTGGCGCGGGCAGCTTCCAGCAGACGAGCGCGGCTGGGGCTATCCCGTGGGCGCAAGCAGGGTCTAGCGGGTGGTTTACCTTCACCTATACGGTGAGCGCCGTCACGGGAGCGCCGGTCTGCACGATCCCGAGCACGTTTGCCGTGGACGCTCAGACCCTTGCCAGTGTGGCTGGGGCGTACAGCGTGACGTTCCAGGCGAAACTCGTGCCTGCGGTGGGTGACTTCCAAGTCTCCTGCACCTCTGGCGCTGCGGCCACGATCACCTTCGACACGCTGAGCCTCAAGCAGATCACGGGCGGGACGTTGACGGTGGGCGGCCGAATCAGGGTAGGTGACGGGACGCTGGCCCTCCCGGCGATAGCGCCGGTTTCGGAAACTGGCACCGGGATCTACTTCACGGACGGGCGCATCCTGTTCGGGACCAATGCGATTGCCCAATGGACTCTTGAGGGCACTCAGTTATACCCAACAGTGACCGATGCCACCAACCTCGGGGCAACATCAAAACTGATCACGATAGGCTATTTCTCTCGCGGTTTCCAGGGCTCCAAGAGCAAGGCCCTCACCGACGCCGCCGCGGCGACACCATTCATGACTGTCGCAGTGCCTACAAATGGATGGGTCGGAGGCGAGTTGATCTGGACCGCGACGAGTCTCTCCGGGGCGGATCAGCTTGCCACCCAAGGTGCGATTCGGTTTGCTGGTGCCACGACCGGCGCCACGCCTGTCTGTACTGTGGGGGTGATTGGCACCGATCTCGCGGCTGTCTCGGGTGGAGCGAACACGCTGGTCTGCACATGGTCCAACGCCGTAGCGGCTCAGACGTGCGCGGTCTCGGTCACCTGCTCAAATAATTTGGCGGGGACGCAGGCGATTACTCTGTACGGTCGTGCAGACCTCCCCATAGCAGCAACGCTGGTCTTCCCCTGATGGGAGTCTGTAGTCATTGCCACACGAGGCCGGTTTTGGATGGGCGAAAGAGTTGTGCTCGGTGTACTCACAACTCACGCAGGAGTGAACGCTCAAAGGTGCTGAGGAAGACTGCGCTGCTGTGCTCGCGGTGTGTGACCTACCCGCCGATGGTCGGCTCCAAGGCATGTGCCCGATGCACTCAGTACATGCGCGAATACAGGGTTCGCAATCTCGACAAGATCAAGGCGACAGCGAGGCGATTCAGCGCACGAAACCGTGAGGCCCTCCGAGACAGGCAGAGGATGATGCGCTACGGGCTAAGTGCCAGTGCCCTGCGTGAGTTGAAGGAAAAGCCACGGTGTGATGCGTGTAACCACCCCTTTGATTCCGTATGCGGCAGCCAGCACTCGCGGCACATTGACCACGACCACGCAACCGGGGCAGTGCGCGGAGTTCTCTGCCAGCAGTGCAATCTCGCCCTTGGCTACCTCGAAGATTCACCCCAGCGCGCGGAGGCGTTGGCAGCGTACGTTCGGCGGCACGTCAGGCTACTGACCTCGGTGGCATAACATGGGCGATCAGTACGGAATCGTCAACGTGAAGGCATTTGGCGCTGTAGGTAACGGCGTCAAGGACGACACGGCGGCGATTCAGTCGGCGATCACCGCAGCCACGACGGCGGGAGGGACCGTATACATCCCCTCGGGGGACTACCTGCTCAGCGGCTCGGGGGCACAACTCCTCCTCGTGCAGACAGGCATCACGATCGTCGGACAGAACTGGGACAAGACGCAGCTCCTCATCGCGGCGTCCGTCCCGGCGACTACAGACGTAATCCGCTACTACCATCCTCTGGCCGGGCCAGCGTTTCGCAACTTCGCCCTGAGCGATCTGCGGATCATAGCCGTCTCCGGGATTCCGGCTCGGCACGCAGTCGTCGTGGACACGACAGACGGGGCCATCGCCCACGCCCGATTCGCTCGCCTTGCGGTGTACCCACTCGGCGGCAAGGCGTTCTACTCGGTCAATCCAACCCTCACCGATGGCTTCTACCTCGCCACGATCGAGGAGTGCATGCTCAACGGGGGAGTCAAGCTCTCCAGGGCCGGCGACTCCATCACCCTGCGCCATAACGCGATCACCGGAGCCGGCATCGGCATTGAGGCGGACTTCGTCATCGGGGCCACGGCCTTCCTCATCGACTCGAACAACGTCACCTCAGCAGGCCCAGCCATTAGGATCGGGCTGGCGCAGCTCGTCGTCATCCAGAACAACAACCTGGAGACGGTGGCGGGTGGCAACTACCCGGCTCAGCCGGTGATAGACATTCTCGGCGACATCGCGGTGAGGTGCGTCCCCTACGTGGTGGGCAACAACATCGGGGCGCTGGTAGCTGACACCGACGCAATCCGCCTCGACTATGCCTACGGAGCGTACATCGGCCCGAACGATGTGACCATCTACGGGTCAGGTGCCGGAGTCAGGACGACGGTACACACGGTGGACGCCAAGATTGACCTCGACGCGATTCACTGGCGCGGCACGTCCACAACCAAAGTGGTCGATGTGAGTGGGCAGGCGCGATCGCCCGCTTACGTAGCCACCGGGACACTGCTATGAGGAGACGCACGACGATGGGCACGATCTGGGGCCAAGGGCTCCGAGGATCACAGGTAGCCGAATTCTGAGTCTTGACGCAGTGGTTCGCGGGGCTTAGATTCTGGGGGTGCGCTTCCTGCGAATCATCGGCATGAGTCTCCTCCTCGCAGTCCTTCAGGAGATCGCGCGCACCACACCCTACCTAGGACTCCCATTCGAGCCGAAGCCGGTGTTCATGGACTGTTACCCCCAAGCGCGATGGAACGGGAAGGTCTACATCCCCACCGGCCGGACGATCTGCCTATCGGATTCCCAGGTCCCGTAGGTTCTGGTCGATTCCGCCCGCCCCGGTGGCGAGGATCCGCTTCAGCCCTTCGAGGAAGGACGGCTCCGAGGAGACCCCGGGGACGTGCTGGAGCGCCTCCGGGGCCAGCCGGTTGAGGGCCGGCACGTTCGCGAGCAGCGGCTTGAGCCCCATCTCGTAGGCCCCCGCGGCGCCCATAGCGGCGGCAGGACCGATCCCAGGCGGCAGCATCGAGGAGATGGCTCGTCCCTCGGCGTAACGGTCGTCCCGCGCCGCCGTGGGGCCTTTCTTGCCGGTCCTGCGCTCCATGTCGATCCGGGTGAAGTCCGGCCAGGGGTTGCGTCGATCTGAGCTTGAGTCCAGCGCATCTCGGATCGCGTCAAGGAAGGCCATCGTCCTACCTCGATTCGAGGAGGGCCATCAGTTCACGTTCCCGCTTGGCGCGGTCGTACTCGGAGGGGACACGGGAGCCGGCGACACCGACACCCTGGACGAAGCGGCCTGGGATGACCGATGGACCGAAGCCCTTCGTGAGCCACTGCTGGCCGCCCTTCGAGCCGAGGAGGCGTGCCGTCCCGGCCTCCACCCCAGCTTCCCCGGCGACTCCCAGCGCTGCCGTCCCGCCCGTCAGGAGGGCCAGGAGGCCGCGCGCCGGGAGGTCGAGGTACTTCTTCGCCTGCCACAGCGGCGCCGTGGGGGAGCCCACCGTCGTCTTCGCCATCGCCTTCGAGAGTGTCGAGAGGTCGCGGAGTTGCTGGATCTGCTCCGGCTTCAGGACGATCGCCGCCTTCTTGCCCCAGGCGTTGAGGCCGCGCTCGATCTGCTTCGGCGTCACCTTGTCGGCGTTCCCGACGATCTGCTTCAGGACGGTCATCCGAAGCTGGTCCTGCGTCTGGGGGCTCACCACGTCCATGAGGCGCTGGAGGTCGGTGGCGGAGGCCGAGGGGCGGAGGAGGGCCTTCGGGATCTGGTCGAACTGGCCGCGGTCCCCGAAGGCGGAGACGGTCTTTCCCAGTTCCGACTCCGAGAGGTCGGCGTAGCGCCCGTAGGCTTCCTTCGCCTTGGCGAGCTGGGCGGCCTCCTGGGGGGCGGCTGTCGCGAGGTTGTCGGTGATGTCGGCCCCGAGGTTCCCGCGGAGGCGGTTCCCGAGGGCGGCGTCGCGTAGTGCGTTCGGCCCCCCGTACTCGATCCCCGCCTGCTGGGACATGAGGTCGGCCACGGAGCGGGGGGTGGGAGCGGCGGAGGCGATCCCGGCTTGCTGGAGGATCAACGCCTGCATCTTCGGGACGCTCTTGTACTGGTCGAGGAGCGCCTGCACGTCCAGCGGGATGTCGGGCGGCTTCGGAGCGACTGCCACCCGCAGCTTCTTCAGGTTCGCCAGCGTGTCGGGGTCGAGCGTCCCCTGCTGGATCAAACGATCCAGTTCGGCGAGCGTCTGCTGGGGGTCCGCAGCGATCCCGGTCAGATCGCCGACCTTGCCGTACTCGGCGTTCTTGATCCCCTGGAGGGAGGCCCGCTCCGCCCCGTAGTCGGCTGCTGCCTGCTGGCCGGCGAGCATCGGATTCGCCCCGGCCCCCATCGCCCCGGCCTTGCTGGAGATGTCGTCCAGGGCCTTGAGTCCGCGCTCCTCAATGGGGGCGCCGCCCATCATGCGGGACGCCATCTGCTCCAGCCCGCGAGCGCGCGAGGAGTTCGTGATCGCCCCGGCGGGCATCTCGACCCCGGACCTCGTGGCGGCGTCCACGACACCCTGATCGACGGCCTTGGCGAAGGGAGCCTTGGCGAAGGACATCCCGGCGTTCACTGCGGCCCCGGCGAAGGGAGACACCCCAGCCAGGGCGCCGCCGGTCAGTGCGGCTTCCGGAGAAGCCCCTTCTGAGAGGCTCTGGAGGCCCTGTAGCCCTCCCTGGATGATCCCTTGGGCCGGGAGCGACATTCCACCCGTCAGGTAGGCGGCGGCGGCTCCAGGGACCATTCTGGCGATCTGCCGGCCCGTCCGCTGCTCCTCCTCCCCCGGCTTGGCGCCCCCGAGGAGGTCGTTCATCCACTGCTCACGCGAGGCCCTTTCTTCGGCCAGGGCGGGATCCCACGGCTTCTTGCCCTGTGCCACGTCCTGCGCGATGCCCACCGCCCGCATCCCGATCAGCGGCAATTCCTGCGCGAAGCCCTTCGCCTGAGTCCCGATTCTGGACAGGAGCGACGGCTGGGGCTTGATCTGGGAGCCCGCGAGCGCCTTGAACGGATCGGCACCGCTGTCGTCCACCTCCCACGGCGGGCTGTCCGTGGTATCGTCCACTTCCCACGGCGGCGCCTGATCGCTCATCGGATCAGCTCCCAGCTCGACTTGAGCTTCGGATTCGCCCCCGGCTTCAGTCGGTACTGGATCCCACCGAACGTGGCCGTCTGGCCTCCACCGCCTCCTCCGGCCGCAGCCGCTCCCTTCCGCCCCCCGTACTTCTGGAGCAGCTTGTTCGCGTAGTCCCCGAACAGGCGGACCTGTTCTTCAAGGTTCCCCTTCCCCCGGTCGGGGATCATGTCCCTCAAGATCCCCATCTCGGTCGCGTTGATCTGCTTGCCGGACTTGATGTACACGCTGTCGATGACGGCCTTCGCGTCGAAGTCGAACTCGCCCTCCTTCCCGTGAGGGCCGAGGAGCCACTGAGATCCCTTGCTGAGATTCCCCGCGACCCTGCCTGAAGACACGTCCGGAGCCAGCGCCTTCATCTCGTCCACGTTCCCGCGAACGGTGTCCGCCATTCCGCCGACCTGACGCTCGATGGCCGTCGGGGCGAGGGGGACGCCTTCCTGGCCCGGCGTGATCCAACTCCAGACCGCGTTTCCGTTCTCGTCCTCCGTCTGGACCCGCTGGGGACGCCCCATCCCGCGGTTGAACCGCTCGTTCATGCCGGCCTGACCCTGTTGGAACCGAGAGTTCCGGCCCTGCTCGAACTCCTCAAGCTGCTGGAGTCTCGCTTTCTGGAACGCGCTCATCGGCTGATTCGCGGCGAGCTTTGACCGCAGCATTGCGAGTTCCTTGGCGTTGTCGCCCTGAGCGCCGATCTGGTCGAGCCGCTGCTGCCCGGCTCGCTCCTGTTTCGTGAAGTCGCGGTACGTCTTCTGGTCTTCGAGGGCCGACTGCGCCTGCGCCGACTGGCCGACCATCCGGGCGATCCGAGCCTTCCTCTCGGCCTGACTGAGCCCCATCGGGAGCGTCGCCGCCAGATCGCCCTCGTCCAGCCCTCCCACCGCAGCCTCGGCGCCGGCCTTCGTGGCGTAGTCCTGATTCGCCTGATCCCACGCCTGCTGCTGCTGCTGGCGCGCGAGTTGCTCCTGCCGGCGCTTCTCGCGGAAGTCGAACCCGGACGTGTCGATCTGCTTCACGTCGTTGAAGCCGCCGAGGACCGTCCCGATGCTGTCGAGGAAACCCATGACCTACCCCCCTAGCCGACCGGCTTGTAGACTCCGCCCTTGAGGCGATCGGTCAGCCCTTGAAGCGCGGTCGCCGGCCCTGCGCCTTGGAGCGCGCCGAGCCCGCCCTGGCCCGCCGCTACGTTCCCGGCAGACATGAGCGGGACGCTCGCTTTCGGTCCACCGAGCTTCGACGTGTCGAGATAGGACAGCGCATCGGTGACGCCGCCCAGAAAGTCCCAGCCGCCGCCGCCCTTCTCAGCCGTGGGCACGTAGGACGAGGTGCCGGTGTACTCCGGCATCGCACGCTGGCTCTGGTAATACTTCGCGATCGACGGCGGGATCTTGTCAATCCCGCCCATCGCTCCGCCAAGCCGACCGAGTTGCATCGTGTTCTTGAAGCGTGCGGCCTGCGCGGCAGGGGAGTTCTGTTGGGTATCCCACTGCTGGCGCGCGAGCGTGTCGGCCTGCTGCGCCTCCAGCTTTTTCTGTTCCTCGGCCTGTTTCGCCGCAGCCTTCTTCTGCTTGCCGCCGATCAGATTGTCGACACCCTTCGCGATGACCGGCGCGAAAGCCGCGAGCAGAGGCAGGAACCCGGCAGAGTGCCCCTTCCGAGTCTCACGATCGAACAGACTCGCGAGTGCGAGTGGAAGCAGTGCGAAGAGAGAGAACTCCATCATGTCCTCCTAGTAGCCGCGGATCCGCCGCTGCTTCTGCGCCTCGTAGGGATCGCTGAACTCAGGCGGCGTCAGCGTTTGCTGAACCTGATCGAGAAATGGCTGCGGGGGTGGTCCGCCCTCCGCCATCCCCATCTGGGCGGCTCCAGGCGGAGGGGGCGGCGCCCCGCCCGGCGGCTGCATTCCTGGCTGTGGAGCCATATTCGGGCCACCGAACCGCTGCGCCATCGCGCTCGCGACGCCTCCGATTCCGCCCGGCATCCCAGGCGGCATCTGCCCCTGACCCGGCCCGCGCATCTGCGCCATCCCACGCATCGCGCCGGGGTCCGCCGGGATCCCGCCCTGCACGTCACCTCCTGGCATCCTTGACATTCCGAACGCCGCCGCCATCCCGGGCGGCATCATCTTCGGAGCGCCTCCAGATGGTCCGAGTCCCATCGTTGCAGCGTCGAGCGTCATGTTCCGAAGCGCCCCCTTGACGTTGCCTTTCGCGAGGTTCTTGCCGGCGCCTGCAATCGCCTTGAACGGCGTCAGTGGGTTGATCGCCTTCTTCAGAAAACTGCCAAAACTCATCACGTCCTCCTAGAACCAACTCTCGTCGAGGGTGTACTGCTGATTCGTTTCAGGATCCCAGTACTCGAAAGTGGATGGCTTCCCGGCGCCGGCCCTCGCCGCCGCGGCATCGGAACGCTCGTTCTGATACTGCTCCCAGGAACGATTCATCCCGAGGACCTTGCTCGCGACTCCCGCCGCGTTCTGCCGCCCCTGGATGTTCTGGTTCTCGGCGTTGTTGAGGATGTCGGAGACGCCGCGAGCCATCGCGCCCTGCGCCTGACCCTGGACGTTCGCGATGCCTTCGGCTGGGATTCCGGAGCGGAACAGGCCGCGGCGCACCGCGTCGTCGTTGATCTGGTTCGTGGCCTGTTTCGTCTGGCCCTGGACGGTGCGGAACACGTCGCCCTTCGCTCGCTGGATGAACTCCGGCGACACGGAGCCGTTGAAGGCGCCGCTCAGGTAGTTCTGGAGCTGGCCTTCGAGGTTCCATCCGCCGGCCTGTGGGTTCACGACGGGCGTCTGGCCGGAGGAGCCGGACGAGGAACTCGTGGACGTGGAGGCGACTCCGGGGGCTGGGGCGGGGGTGGGGGCCGGAGGGGGAGCCGGAGCGGGGGCGGGAACGCCCTGTGGAACGGTAGAGATGGTTCCCCCCGGCGCCTTGTACGGACCCGCCGGCATTCCGGGCAGCGGGACGTTGATGGCGCCCGGCGCAGGACCGGGATTTCCTTGCGCCACAGTCGGGCCGGCGACGAAGGGACGCAGAGGCGTCGTCATCGGCGTCTGCGGCATCCCGCCCTGGTTCCGCACGGGGAGGCCGTTGCGGGGCATGACCGGCTGCATGAGATCCGCGGGCGTCTGGGTCCGTCCGAAAGCTGCCATGTCACGTCTCCTTTGTCACGCGGCCTCGTCCACATAGTAGAACCGTTTGGACAGCCGGACTGCTCCTGCGACGCGCGGGGAGCCGTGGTAGTAGCGGCGAACGGTCGTCGGTCCACTGCCGCCTCCAGTGGTGCCCGATGCGCTGAGGCTCAACGCGCCGAGAGTCTGCGCGAGCGATCCCGACACGGAGATTCCTCCGGAGCCGAGTGCGGTCAGCGTCCCGAGCGTCCGGGCGAGACTTCCTCCGACCGCCACGGCTCCGGTCCCGACTTCGGTCAGGACGCCGAGGGTCGCCGCTCCAGTTCCAGAGACCGCGACGGTCGCGGTCGCGGTTAGAGTCAGTGCGCCGAGGGTGAGGCCCGCCGATCCGGAGACTGCGACTCCGGCAGTGCCCGCGGCTATCAGGGCACCGAGGGTCTGGCTCAACGTGCCGCTGACGCCCCCGCCTCCCGCCGCGTTCTCCAGCGTGATCGGCGGATTCGGGTCGTGGCTCGTGAGCGTGGGTGCCCACTGGAGCCGCGCAGGGTTCCAGAGGCCTGCGCCCCAAAGCCCGCCGCGCCACGTCGAGAAGCTCATGCCTTAACCATGCACAAGTACGACCCCTCCGTTGTACATCGTCGCGGTCGTCGCCGGCTTGCAGACCTCCAGCCACGCGAGAGCCGCGCCGTCGAACACCCGGACGAGATTGAACGCGGTGTTGATTCCGTCGTACTGGCACGCGATGTTCGCCAGCGGCACCGGCATGAACGCGAGAGGATGCCCTACCACCGCACACCCGACGCCGGTCGCCATCGCGGCGCTGCTCTGAATCTGGTCGAGGTCCATGACGCCGGTATCGTTGGTCGCCAGCGGAATGAACCACGAACACGTGGGGTGATCGAGACGGCGCACGATGGCACCCGAGTTACCAGCCATCGAAGGGAAGCTCTGCGCGTCTGTCCCGGCTTGGTTCCTGTACCGGCAGACCGTCCAGTTGTGCGCGGTCGCAGCGAGTGCCGTCACTCCGACCTCGATGAAGGCGAAGTTGCCGCCAGCATAGTCGGGGTCGGTCACGGTGCTCGATTGGTAGCGCGTCGGGACTCCCGTCACGCTCTGGGTCGCGTTGCTGTTCATGTTGATGGTGGCGTGGAAGAGGCGGTCATAGAGCAGTAAGGTCTGCCCCGCTACCGACGCCAGAACCCACGCGGAGACGATGTGCCGGGTGTCGGTGCTCACGGCGTCGAGTCCGTACTGCGCGCCCGTGGTCGCACCAGTGGGAGCTTCTCCCCCAGGCAGCGCCGCCCCGTTGGCTCCCGCCGCCGGCTGAGCACCGAGCCCCCACAGGCTCGACGTCACAGCGATGACTCCTGTTGGACCCGTCTTCTGGAAAACGATCTCGCGCCGTTTCCCAGCCGTCGCCTCCGCGATCAGGTCGGAGAGTGACGCGAAGCCGGCGTTCGCGGTCGCGCGCTGCCGCCGGGCGTACTCGCGGCCGATGCGCCGCGCGCGGGAGATCCCGAAGTCGAGCGCGGAGGCGAACTGCCCAGCCGCGATCCTCCCCCGGAAGTCTCCGCCCTTCATGGCCCAGACGTTCCCCGGCACGCCGGCCACGGCGATCGGAGGACCGTACCAGTCCCGCATGCCGTCGCTGATGCGGTTCACGGCGTCGGCTCCGATCCAGCGTTCCAAGCGGGATGCGTGCGTGCCCAGTGTCAGCATCAGGCGTTTGCCTCGTTAAGCGTGAACGCCGAGATCGTGACCGTCTGGCCGCTCGTGATCGTCCCGTTGAACGAGATGTCCCCGGATCCGATCCCGCAGCTTCCCTGCATGAAGCACGTCGTCCCGTCCATCGTCGCTTGGGAGTTGTAGAGGCGGAAGTGGCCCGGTGTCGCCGCAGCTCCTCCACTCGCCGCGACGCTCCAGACTCCGGCGAGCGCCTTCGCGCCCGCTGCGGCATCCCCCATCCAGTCGGCAGGGAGAAGAATCGTCGCGAGGAGCGTGCCGGAGTTCGCCTGGGAGCAGTCGGCCGGCTGCGCTCCCGTGTAGATCCGCAGCGCGCAGCTCGCTCCGTTGAGAACCTCGATTTGGTTGAGCCGCGAGTTCCGAGTGAGGACGTTTTCTTGGATTGCCATCTACTTCACCGAATCTGACTGACCCAGCCTGAGATGTTGATCGCGCTGCCGGTGCCCGAGAAAGCCTTGACTGACAGCCCTGCGTTCATTCCCTGTCCAAGCGCGATCGGAATCGGCCCGCTGTTCGCCGGGATCGAGTAGTTCTTCACGAGATGGTCGCCGGGATCGCTCGCTCCTCCGAACTCTACGGTGAGTGTGGCTGCGACGGCTGTCACGTTCGACGCGAACATGAAGATCACGTCCATGCTGACGTTGCCGCCGACGGCAACGTGGATCGTGGTGCCCGGGGTGCCCGTCGCTGCGACAGGGATCGGCCTCCCTCCCGTGCTGCCGGAGAAGTGCGCCCGAGTGATCGCCATCTCAGCCTCCAAACACCTCTATGAACAGCATGATCTGGGCGGGGTCGTAGTCAACGAGGTCGCGCATCGAGTGGACGTGCGGATCGGGCTGCGATGAGAGCGGGGCAGGCTCGATCCCGAGCACGTCGCTCGCCAGATGGACGTGCGGAGGGGCGGAGAGGGCCTCGACGCGCTCCTCGAACCGCGCCTCAAGCCCGTACAGTTCCGCGGCGCCGTGGACGTGCGGAGTCGCGTCCGCCTGTTCCCCGTGCTGGACGTACTGAGGATGGTCGTCGTCGAGGAGTCCCGTCAGCGCCCCGTGATCGCTCACTCCGGGCGCTCCCGGCGCCCCCGGCAGTCCAGGCGATCCCGGCACTCCGGGGATTCCCGGCAGGGTGGACGGCGTACCCGACACGACACCGCTCGCGTGCTTCTCCAGGGTGATGAGCCGCTCGCCGATCTCGGAGGCCACGGTCTGCGTGAAGTCTCCGATGGTCACGACGCTCCCGTCGGGGAGCTTGATCTGCTTCCGCGGAGCCTTGATCGTGCCGCGAACAGGGACGCTCACAGAATCCTCCCGACGCGCCGCGGCAACTCGACGCCTTCGACTTGCACCTGATTGAGCTTCAACTGGACGGTCCCGGCGTACGCGATCTCGATCTGCTGGAGGAATCCGGGCTGGCCGGCGTTCACGACGGCGATCCTCTTCCAGCCTGGACGGTTGAGCGACACGGTGCGCGGCGCCATCGTCACGCCGTCGATCTCGTTGATGACGCGAACCGTGATCTGCCCGACGGTCTGCGGCGTCAGGAGCGAGACTCTCCGCACCGAATGGGCGATGCCCGGCGAACTGGTCGAGAACGCCTTGGAGCGCCATGTGCAGGAGATCGGCTGTCCGTTGTCGGTCGATCCGGTCAGGAACTCGGAGAGGATGTTGTCGGTCGCCCACGCGGCCAGGAGCACTTCGCTCTGGTCCGTCTTGATGAGGCGCTTGATCGTGTACGGGGCGTCCGGAATCGCAGCCCAGACGCCTTCTCCGTAGTCGTAGATGACGAGCCGCCGGCCCGAGGGGGTCTGCACCGTCCAGACGATCCACTTCCGCTCCGGCAGAACCTCGCCCTGCACGTCCCCCTTGTTCGCGTCGGGGATCGAGTTGATCGTCTCGCGAACGTTGTCCACGTTCGGGATGATCTGCGGGGCGCCGCCGTCGGAGCGCACGAAGTTCGTCCCGGTGTAGTAGTAGAGAACGCCATCCGCCACGACGATCGACTGACCGGCGGGCGAGCCGTGCTCTCCGGAGAGTTGGACGAGCGCCCCGTCGGTGCCGGGGTTCCCGCGGAACAGCATCGCGAGGTTCGGCTTCGTCACGACGAGGCCGTGATCCTCCCACCACTTCAGCCCGGTCGGCTCGTAGCCGTCGTCCTTGCTGACCGGCGTGTACGACGACGCCTTGAAGCCCTGGAGCCTCCCGAGTTCGCTCCAGAACAGTCCGAGGGCGTTGACGACCCAGAGTCGCTCGCCTCCCACTTCGATCGCGAACGCCTGATCCGGCGGCAGTCCGTTCGTGCCGTCGTAGAGTGCTCCGTAGTCGTCCGGGGCCTTCGCGTTCTCGATGAACGTCGTCGTCACGTTGTCGTTGATCTGACCGACGAACGAGAACGTCCCCTCGTCGTCCGGAAGTGTCACGTAGATGCGACGAGCGTTGACCTCCAGGCTGGGCGAGATCCCGATGCTCGACGCGGCGAGTTGATGGTTCCCTCCGATCGTGACCGGCAACGAGATCGGCGACAGATTCGACTCGGCCCCGGTGATCGTGTTGAAGAACGTGTAGGCGAGCCAATACTCGCCCGCGGCCTTCTGCCCCGCCCCGCCGTCCGCGATCTTTGGCTGGAGCGTCGGGGAAGCGATGCCTGCCTCCATGATCGAGTCGCCGTAGATGCGCTTCGGCCCACCGTTGCCCTTGCGTGCCGCGAACATCTCGTCGTTGTACTGGCGGAACCACCATCGGGTAGCGATCGACGGATAGACGCGGCCATCCGCGATCGAGAGCCCCTGGATCACGTTGCCGACGAGACGTGCGATGCTGGCATCGGCACCGATGATCGTGAACTCCTCCGGAGTGAAGGCCGGGTTGTAGCGTGCGATGGCGTTGATCCTCTCGGAGTACGCGAGAGCGATTGCGCGGGTGCCCTCGCGTTGCCAGAGGCTCGTCTTGCCGACCGGATAGAGGTTTTCGAGGACGGACGCTTCCCGATCCGCGATCGAGTCCGCGGCGCCCTCGTTGAGTCCTCCTCCGAGGTCGGTGAAGTTCAAGAGGAAGGGCTTCCCCATGTCAGTCCAGCTCGTAGTCCGCGCTGTAGTAGCCTATTGGTTCGATGAAGGATGGCTGCGTCGCCGAAAGGTAGAAGCGCGGCACCCGCTGTTCGAGCGCGCTGATCTCAGCCTCCAGCTTGTCGGTCGGCTCGTTCACGTCCATGCGCGCGTACTTCTCGGCGCACTTCAGGACGAGCGTCTCGTGCCCCGACGGGATCGGACACTGGCTCGTGTCCACCGACATGACAAGCGTCGGAGCGACGATCACGCGCAAGCCGTTGACGATGGGCGTCGAAGGAGGACGCGCCAGCATGAAGTGGTTCCGCGTGTAGTTGATGAAGGCTCCTCGCGACGGGATCGTGCCTTTCCGCGCGTTCGCGAGGGTGACTCGGTTGATCGGAACGAAGTTGACACCGTCGGTGCTCAGTGCGACCTCGATGACGGCCCACGTCCCCGCCGGCCACTCGTAGAGGGCGTCTAGTCCCGTCGCCGGAACTACGATGTTCGCGACATAGGTACACTTGAACGCCTCCGGATCGACCGCGATGATGATCTTCTCTGCCTCGCGCAGCCCCAGGTTGATGAAGCGGTTGAGCGCGATGTTCGTCCACTGACGTTCGGTGTCGAGCGCGCCCGCAGGGATCTTGTCTTGGAGCCAGCCGCGCAGCGTGTCCCTCATGTCCACAAGCAGCATTGGCTACACCCCCAGCGAGAATCCAGAACCACCGTTCCAGAGCGAAAGAATCTCTTGTTCGGTCAGTGCGCGATTCCAGAGCCCAACGTGCTGGATCGAGCCGGTGAAGTAGGGGACTGGCGGTACAACATCTCCGGCACCAACTCGCCATTCCCCAATCTCTGCGAATCGCGGTGGTAGCCAAAGCGGGTCAGCGAACCCGGCTCCATCCGGAGAGACAATCGGAGGCGCACCATCGACGTAAAGCCGTACCTTGCCGTCGAGATCGTAGGTCATGGCGGCGAAATGCCACAGACCGTCGGCGCAATCCACGGCTGTTTCGGTGGCAACCCAAGTACCGGCATTCCACGGATCATCCACGTGGTCCGTGCCGTACAACCAAGCGCGTGGTGTACCGAGCGCGCTCATAGAGATCGCTCTCGCAGACGTTGCCCCACCCAAGTCGCCGAGAAGAACCTGCCCGAATGCTGGTCTGTCGGAAGTCTTGAACCAGAGCGACCACGTTGCACCGATAGCAGATGCCGCGCCCGGCATGAGAGCGTCGGTCATCGGTGTCGCGAGGTAGTTCCCGTCGGCTCGATCGAAGACCGCGGCCAGTCCTGCCGGCCCAGGCTCGGATCCTACGCCGGTCGGGTCCGACAGATTGTGGACGCCGAAGGTGTCGTGGCGGATGCCGCTCCTTTCGGTGAGCGGCCAGTATCCGACCAGCCCCTCCGGCAACACCATCACGACCACGGAGTCCGTGAACGTGTCGATCCCATTCGCGCTCGCGACGTTGAGCGTCACGGTGTAGACGCCCGGCGTGTTGTAGAGATGAGGGGCTGGATTCTGGCCCTCGAACGTGGTGCCGTCGCCGAAGTCCCAGGCCCAGTACGTGATGTCTTCGGACGGCTCCGACGACTCCGTGAAGGTCACGACGAACGGTGGTGCTCCGTAGAGTGGCATCAGACCGCCGCGATGTCGAACGTCTCCGAGTGAGTCGTCGTGGCACCGTAAGAGTCGGTCACTGTCAGTGTCGCGGTGAAGGTGCCCTGATCGTAGGTGTGGGTCGGGATCTCGTCGGTCGAGTGCGCTGTCGCGTCACCGAAGTCCCAGTCGTAGGAGTACGGCGCAAGACCAGGAGTCACGGTCGGAGTGAACGTGATCACTTCGTTCTGATCGACTACAACCTGTTGAGGATCGGGGTCCATCACGAACACGACGGCAAGTGGAAGCGTCTCTCCCGTCATGCCGAACCCGGCGGTCGGCCGCAGTCCGCACACGCAGTCCTCGGCGCCCACGAGCGTCCACTGCGTCGTCGGCGGCTTGATCTCGTCCCAGATGTACTCTCCAGGCTCGGGACTGCCGGGGCCGGTCACGGCGAATGGAATGAAGCCGAGACGGAACGATCCGACACGCGCACGCCCGACACGAGCGGTGGTGAGCGCGAGGTCGGTGCCCGCGATCTTTCCCATCAGGCCACCGCGACGTGGCGCTCACGACGCCACGCCCTCAGAGCGTCCGCGTACTCCGACGGCAGGATCAGCGTGCCGGTGCGACGCGCAATCGCCCGCGCGATCCCAGGCATGTCACGGAGCAGCAGCCCGGCACCGAGGGCGCCCATCAGGCACCCGACGAGATGCGCGAAGTTGGCCTCCGAGGTTCCCGCCGCGTAGACGAACGTGGTCAGCCGGTAGAACATCGTCACCGAGACGGTCCACTTGTTCGCAGGCCCGCCGGACCCGAAGCCGATGAAACCGTGTTGGCCGTTCACCTGGGCAAGCGTCGGAGCCACTGCCGTATAGGCGGCATCTCCGATGTAGCCGGGGAACGAGTTGAAGAACTCACCCCAGTTCGATCCGACCTGGGCACCGTTGAAGTAGAGGTAGAAGATCCGCGCTCCGATGCCGGCGTCGAGTTGGCTTCCCCAGACTTGCAGGAGAGCCGACGTGACCGGATCGGTCACGCCCACGAGGGTCGGGAACGTGAAAAGCTGCACGTTCTGCATCCCGCCGGACGAACTGTAGACGTAGGAGCCGTCCCCGTCGTGGGTTGCGACAGCCGCGACCTTCGATGGAGCGCCAGTGAGTCCCCAGTCGTCCCGACTTCCGATCCCGCTCGGAGCGTCGATCTGCGTCGGCATCAGGAGGTCTGGAACCTTTCGAGTGGCGACTGGTACTCCAGGGCGCGGACCTCGATGCGGAGATCCGACCCGGCGACGCCGGAACCGACCTGATCCACGTCGAACGTGATCTCTCCGCCTGTCGGCCGCGTCGCTCCGGAGTTCGCGGCGAAGCAGCGTCGCGCGTAGGTGGTGTCCGGCTGCGCTCCGCCCTGGAACAGCGTCGATCCGATCTGCGGGCGCGTCGAGAACATCGACGTGAGCGCTGCGCCGTCCCAGGTGTTCACGTCCACGATGAGCGGCTGTCCGGTCGGGGCCGTCTTGATGAAGAGTTGCACGTCCTTCACGATGCCCGGCCTTCCCGGCTGGTAGCCGTGGATGTTCAATGCCGCTCCCACGGCACCGCCCACCGAGAAGTGGATCGTCCCGACCTGTACCGGACACAGGAGTTCGTGCGGGAGGTTGAGGTCCGCGTCGATGATGACGAGCGACAGACCGGAGAAGACGGCGTTCCCGGCGATGGCGTTGTTCACCTGGGGGATGATGTCGAGCCGAGTCGCCGCGAGGTTGATGAGCCTCGTCACCGGGAGCCACTCCCACGTCCCGCCCCCGGTGTGATAGGCGGAGTACGCGAAGCCGACGCCGTCGTAGACCGCGACTCGCGCCGCATTCGCCGTGGCGCAGTAGACCCAGGCGCCGCCGGCCGCGTAGCGTCCCTTCAGGAAGTCGGCGCGCGTGAAGGCGGCTGTGCCGAGGACCGTCCTCGTCAGCGTCGCGTCGATCGCGGCGCGCGTGACCTTCGCGGCGAAGTCGCCGACCTTGCGCGTCGTGTCGCCGAGGCCGGTTCCGACCCTCGCGACTGCGGCACCGCCACCACCGAGCGTGTAGCCATCCGGCGCCGCGGCGTCGCCCGCCGGCCAGACGAGGAAGTCGTCGTTCTGGACGAGATTGACGCCGCCGATGCCGCCGAGGAGTTGCGTGATCGTGGCATATCCGCTCTGCGCCTTGAGCGTGCCGTCCTCGTTGAGCGACACGTCGAGTCGGGCGTCCACCGACGCCTGCGTGCCGCGGGCCGCTACTACCTCGTCGATCGTGTCGGCCGGCTTGACGGTGGGGTTCGTCGCGCTCGCTGTCTGGATGTTGATCGCGTCGCGCCATGCGTCGAGGAACGCGGCATCAATGACACTTCCGTCGCGGCCCGTCCCGCTGTCATCGACATATTGGGGCAGATCTGGATCAATCGCCGCCACGGTGGGCCTCCGGCCTCAGAACGTCCCTACGTGGACCGCTTGGGTCGGAGTGCGAGGTCCGAGCTAGCGGGCGCGACTCCCCGGCACGGGAGCGGTCGCCGCTTCGAGTTCCTCCGGAGTCATGTCCTCGACCGACGCCTGCGCTCGGGGCTGCGATACGGCCGGTGTCTTCGGCTGAACGTCCCAGTCCTTCTTGTCGGACGGGGTGAGTGCGACTTCCCTCGCGAGAGCGGGGTCCGAGGCGAGGACCGAACGGATCTCAACGGCGCGTGCCGCCCTCATCTCGGCCTGCTTGTCCTCGTAGCGCCAGCACAGCCCGTCGATCCCGAACACCTCGGGGTGCTTCTTGCCCATCGCGACCATCAGGGCGTCGATCTCGTCGTCGTCGTGCCGGAAGAAGTGGTCGGTGAACCGGATCATGTCGAGGCGGTTCCCCGCCGCCGACATCGGAGTCTCCTCCTCCTTGAACCCGGTCTGCGGATCCCAGTGGACCCTGCGGCGCGCGAGGCTCAGGACGAACGCCTGCTTGCGGCTCTGGTAGACGTACTTCGACTTCGAGTTGAGCTGAGCGGGGACCGAGAGGTCGGCCTCGACCCCGGCTTCGGCTGCTTCCCTGGACCCCACGGTGCGGAGTCCACCGACCTGAGTTTTCGCCATCGAGAACGCCTCCTACTGGATGGGCTTCTGGACGCCATACGCCTGCATGAAGTACGCGGACGACGCGCCCGTGTTGAGGATTCGACAGATCATCTTCTCGCCGGGCTTCGCGAGGAGGCCGAAATACTGGAACTGCGTCAGCGCCTTGTTCGTCCCCGAGGCACCGGCCGCTTCGGACCACATCGTCGTCACGACCTCGGAACTGACGCCGGCCTTGTTGAGCACCTTGACCGAGAAGATCTGGAACGTGCCGGTCGTCGCATACGTCGAGAAGCCGGCGAGCCAGCGTAGCTCGGTCGTCTGGGCGGCGTGTGGGTTCGAGAGCAGTTGCCCCGAGGGCGTCATGAAGCAACGGATGTCGGTCTTGCACGACTCGGGGATCATCGCGATCGAAGTCGTCAGCGACACCCCCGAGTCGAAGTAGACCGGGATGCCTTCCGCCCTCTGAGCCGCGCTCACGGCGAACGTGGTCAGCGTGTTGTCGGACGAATCCGATCGCAAGCCGCTGACGAGGACCGCTCGCCAGTCCGAGCTGGAGTTGATGACATCGACGACCTCGCCCAGCGTGTCGCACGTCCCGGCGGGTGTCGAGAGGTCGAGAGTGCCGACGACGGCGCCGCAGACAGCGCCTCCCGCGGCGGTGTTCACGGTCGTCGAGGCGACGCCAGCGACTCGGAACGACATGTCGCCGCCGGCCGCGACAGCCACGTCGGTCGTCGCGGAGCCGGCCGTCGTCCCGACGTACTTGATGAGCATCGCGACGGAGCCGGCGGTGTCGGACGAGACGTTCCCCGAGACGGGGTAGTTCGCCTGGGCGAACCCAGACGCGGCGAGTGCGACCAGCGCGAGAGTGAGGATGAGCTTCTTCATGGTCGTGTCCCCCTTACGCCGTGACCGGGCCGCCTTCGACCCAGCCGTGCGCCCTCTCGTCGCCGTTGAACTCCAGGCCGCAGTCCGTGTAGACGTGGTGCCGTCGCACGGAGTCGCCGGGGAGCTGCACGTTCTCCTCGATCGTGGTGTCGAGGCCCTGGTGGTTGCGATACCGGATGTGGTTGAGGTCGAGGATCAGCATCTTGTCCCGATACCCCGGCTTCGCGAACAGCGGGTGCAGCTTCACCATCAGGCTCCCGACGGTGCACTGCATCTCGGAGACGGTGAGGCCCACCTTCTCGGATGTCTGGTAGACCTCCAGCTTGCCCTTGTTGAAGCTCTCCAGCAGGGCCAGCCACCACGGGGAGCAGAACGCGATCTTCTTCCCGACGCCGCCCCTTGAGAAGCCGCCCTCGCCGAACTCGAAGATGTAGGCGAGGTACTCGAAGAACTGCGCCTCGGTCGGAGCGTTGCCGCCCAGGTGCCAGTAGTTCGACTGGATCCAGTAGCGAGCGCCGCCCGTGAACGTGATCTCGGAGCCGTTCACCGCCCCGGCCGTCGAGTTCTGGTAGCGGTAGCCGTTGATGAACGCTTCCTCGATGTCCTGGTTGTGGCGGACCATCGCCTTCTTGCGCTCGACGACGGTATCCTTGCCCACGTAGGAGTCCGAGTTGCCGTCGCGGAGGGAGTACCCCCACACCGTCTCGAACCACTGCGTGTAGTTGAAGAAGCTCGACTCGGCCTGCGAGCGGATCGCCGGCAGCGAGTGAACTTCCTCCTGCGCGTTCGAGATGATCCTGAGCGTGTCGCCCGCGTTCATGATCGCCGCGTTCGCGCGGGAGCCGATCGTGACCGTGGATGTCGTGGGTGTCGCGCCGACGAGGAAGATTTCCCCCGTCCGCGTGTTCATGAGCTGCATCCCGGCGATGAGGTTCGCCCATTCCGTGATGGTGAGCGTCGTCGCCGCCGCGGTCGCCGCGGCCTCGTTCGTGAGGTCGCGCGGGTAGTCCTTGATGAACTTCCACTCGAACTTGCGCTGCGTCGCCGGCACCTTGCCCCTGATCGCCTTCGTGAAGGCCAGGAGCGGAGCCGCCTCGGCGTGCTCGAACTGTACGTCGGTCGATACGTCTCGGATGAGCGAACCGGCTGCGTCGGTCTGCGTGACCGTTCGCGGGCCGGCGTTCACGGTCGGGGGGGTCGGAACTGGCGGGGCGAATCCACCCACGGGACCTCCTGCTTAGGCGGGGCCGAAGCCCAGATCCCTCCCGTTAGGAGCACGGAAAGTCGCTGGAGCCGCGGCGTTCTCACGGCGGATTCGGTCTTCGGGCGTCTCCCCGTTCCCGCCAGTCGCACGCGGTCGCGGTGTTCCGGTCCCGTCGATCGGGGTTCCGGTAGCCGCGGCGAGCGCCTGTTGGGACGCAAGAGCCGCACGAGCCGAAGGACTGCCGCTCGTCCCAGGAGCCTGCGCAATCATCGGAGTCCCGTGCTGGTAGCGCGTGAGAAGCGCCGTAGCCAGCATCGCGAACTGCGGATTCTGCGCGACGAACTCCGGTGGAAACTGCTTCAGGTTCTCGACGAACGCCTGCTGGTGCTCCACCGCCTCGGCCGACTGGTTCGTGGCGTCCAACTCGGGGAACGACTCGCCCAGGTTCCTCGCGACGCCCATCGCCGACCCCATCGTCCTCTCGAACTCACGCTGTCGGATGATGGGCGCAATTTCTTCGCTTCGGACCTGTTCAAGACGCTCGTTCACCTCGCGGTCCACTCGGTCCATGAGTGCCACGGTGAACTTCTGGATCCCCTGATGGGGGTCGGGGTCGTTGAGTAGACCCGTGATGAACTCCAGATCCCCGGATTTCACGAACTTCTCGGCGAAGCTGTGGGGGCCGGCGGGCGCCTGCGGACCCTGCTGCGTCCCCTGTCCTTGCCCGCCAGGACCGCCCGAGAGGGACCGGCGAAGCGCCTGGATCTCAGCGTCACGCTCAGCCAACTGCTGCTGCGCGGCGGTGAGTTTCCCTTCCCAGTTCCGGCCGAAGTTCGCCTTGTAGGCTTCCTCGGCCTGCTTCTGCGTCTCCCACTCGCGCCCGGCGAACTTGAACTTCGACGGAGCCGGAACAGCGGACGCCAACTCCTGCGGAGCGCCCGGTGCTACCTCACCGCCGACGGCATCGACGCCGGAGACAGGAGCGGACCCGTCCCCGGCCGACGCCAACGAGTCAGTTCCACCCGCCGCGCCCGGTCCGACCGACCCCGTGGAAGTGCCTGAATCCGAGGGAGGAGCTGTCGATCCCCCACCCGGTTCCCCACCCGACGAAGCCGACGTGTCGCCTTCGAGCATGCTGGTGCCTGTCTCCAGACACTAGCGTGGGCGCTGACACCATCCCACTCGGGCGCGGCGCCCCGTGGCGCGAGACGCGGCGCTGGTCGTGAGCGCCGTCTGGAGTTCGGCCAGCTTCGCCGGGTCCGCCCCCGCGGCCTTGAGCGCGTCGGCGATCCCCTGGATCAGCACGATAGCCGAGGCTTCGACTTCGATGTTCTTCGCGACCTGGGCTTCGAGTGCGTCGAGAGACAGGCTCATGTAATACGCTCCTCTGATTAGACTTCTGGTCAGTGCCATGTGACGTTCGAGGAGCCGCGTCAACCCGTCCAACTTCCCCTCGATCCGACGGAGTGGAGTCAACGCTCGACCTCCTGCGCGTAGGAGTCTAACATGCGGGCTGACGCCATCCCACTACCGGGTCGGCCAGAACAGCCGGCGCCGACTTCGGGATCATCACACCGTCCCACCGTCGTCATCCGAACCCGGCGCCTTGGCCTGCTTCCGGAGCGCCCGCAGCCGCTCGTCCCGCTCCCGTCTCGTCATCCTCGGCCTCGGTATCGTCGGAACCCCACCCCGAAGCCCTGTCGCCACCTTCCCGACCTCGGCGAGATAGACGAAAGCGTCCAATTCGCCGTATTCCGACAGCGGACACGCCGCCACCGCCCTCTCCCACGCCGACCTCTCCTCGCTGGACTCCCAAAACGGCTCAGAATAGATCAGAAGTGGACGATCGTCCGTCTGCTCCCATTCCTGCCTGAATCCGTCGCGAACTTGACCGTGTTTCGCGATCTGCCAGCGGTCCCGGTCTTCCTTCGAGTCGAACCCGCCGCTCTCCGCGCTATTTTTTCGCCTTGTCGCCATCAGCCTTCGCTCCCGCGAGGTTTTCCTTGAGATCGTGCACCGTTCGGATCAGATGGTCGTCCGTCATCGTCTCCAGCCGAACCTTCGACCGGAACTCGCCGTCCTTCCCCTGCCACCTCGCCGCTTCCAACAAAATCTCCGTCGGATCCCGCTCCGGTTCCAAAGCGTTGATCTCCCGAATCAACCGGTAGCCTTCCGACTCGATTTCAGGCCGTCTCCCGGCGATCAATGGGTTCGCTGGCTGGCCTGCCTGCCTGCTTATACGTACTGGTGACGGAGACGGAGGCTTGATCTCGAACTGATCTCGAGTTG